TGGGTCGATTGAGAGCGGGGCCGAGTCCCATCATGATCCTCGTTGGCTTGCCGGTGAGCGGCGCTTGGTGGTGCAATCTTGCAGAAGAGGCGAACTGTCAACCTCTCCTCTATACCTCATATGTGAACTCAGCCAACCTCAGCGCTGAATGGTTCGAGGCGACCAAGCTATTACCTCAGGCTGAGCGTGAGGCCATGGTCATGAATAAGCCACGACCACCCTCAGGGCTCATATATTCTGAGTTCGACGAATCGCGCCACGTGATCAGCGGTTGGAAGTATAAGCCCTCGATGAGTGGACGTATCGCCATTGACTGGGGATTCAGGAAACCATCGGTGTTGATTATCGTGCATGATGATGAACTTGGCGCCGATGTGATCTGCGCTGAGATCAACCCTCAAGAAGTGACCACCGCTCAACTAGCAACCCTTATCCTAGCTGTGGCGTGGCCTCGCTCGCTGATGAGCTCCGCACCGGCTGAGAGAATATGGCTAGATAATGGAGTAGCTGACAAGGCGGGGCGAGCGCGGAATGATCAGACAGGGCGCTCAGCCTTCCGAGCAATGAGAAGTAACCCACCTCATGGGCTCGGCTTACCTTTGCGGTCGAACACTGACCCCATCAGGACAGATGTCCTTAATGGTATCCAACGACTGAAGCGCGCTTTCGCTCGAGGTCAATATCTCATCACTAAAGAGGTGTGGGATAATGGCGAGCGCGCTCTAGGGAACTCAATCAGGAAGGCCCTCATGAGCTATGGATGGGATAACAAAGAGCAGCCTAAGAAGGATGGGAGAGAGGATCCGCTTGACGCTCTCCGCTATGACTGCATAACGTGGAACTGGTCTGAGTCGCTAGTCGATCAGCGCAACTATCAACCACGAGCGACAGCACCCAAAGACCGCCGAGTCAAGGTGGGCGGCGCTAAAACAAGAGGCTTTTAATGAAGATCTATGATGACGGGATAGGTGAGGTGGTTTATGTGGCTCACATGGGTCACGACTCAACACCAGCTCACTCGGCGCGGGTGAGCCTCTATGAAGAGGCGACCAGCTCAAAGCTACAGATGACCAACAGAGACACCATGTTGATCAAGTATCTCGCGAAGCATGGCCACACCTCACCCTTCGAGCACTGCGCAGCCACCCTTAAGATCACCTGTCCTCTATTCGTTAGGTCGCAGATCATGAGGCATAGAACGTTTAGTTACAACGAAGTGAGCCGACGCTATACATCAGAGGATGTCCAGTTTTGGACTCCATCAGCTTTGAGAGCTCAACATCAGAAGCGCTTGCAATGCTCGACTGATGAGGTGGTTCATGAGTCTGATCACTGGCTGGAATGTTGGGACCAACACCATGAAAACTGCATGACGTTCTATCAGTTGATGCTCGCCTCAGGTGTCGCTCGAGAGCAAGCGCGCGCCATCCTGCCTCAGTCCACATACACTCACTTCTGGATGAGCGGGAACCTAAACAACTGGGCTAAGTTTTTGAGGCAGAGGTTAGATTCACACTCTCAACCTGAGACAAGAGCTGTCGCTTCTGCGGCTCGTGATATACTTATGCAGCACTTCCCCATATCTCTCAGCGCTCTCCTAGATGACGCTGAGAAAGTCGAGCATTGAGAGGCCTTATGTTTGAAGATGACGATGAGACAATCTGCGCTAACTGTGGACTAGTTCAATGCCTGTGCGATGTGAGGCGAGAGCACGACTGTGATGATGATGACTGTGATTGTGGCGTCGATTGTTCATGTTGCATCAATGGTGAATGTAACTGCCACTTCGAGGATTGAGTCATGAAGATCAGAGAGAGGAGGCTTGCCATAGTTCTCCTCGATCTCATCGGCTCGACTCAGTTCGTTCAACAGGTGGGCGCTGTCAAGGCGGCGCGGTGGCTTCAGTATCACGACAGGCTCACCCGCTCTCTCATGTATCGCTTCTCAGGCAGAGAGATAGATAGGTCAGATGGATTCCTCTTGAGCTTTGAGGAACCTATCAACGCGGTAAACTTCGCGCTTCACTATCAGCTCACAGTACCAGCACGAACCCGCCTCAATACTCGCGTAGGTGTTCACGTCGGGTGTATCGCTGAGGTGACACAACATGAGCTAGACGTGATGGTGGGCGCTAAGCCGGTGGAGCTGGAAGGCATCGCAAAAAACATCGCCGCTCGAACTATGAGCGTTTGTGGTCCTGGTCAGGTGCTACTCACAGAGGAGGCGTTCAAGGAGATCAAAGGCCACACCAACAGCATGACACCCAAGGGGACAAGATACGTCATGGTTGGCCTCTATCGGTTTAAGGGTGTGCGTGAACCTCAGGTGCTTTATGCTGTCGGCTCACGCATCGAAGCTCTCCAACCACCACCGAGCAGTGAGAAGGCTAAGAGGCTTGGAGGGCCTAAGCGGGTGAAGTCGCGCGCTCGAGATCGCAAGCTGAAAGAGTGGGTGAGCTGGGCGCTGCCTAGATGGGCCTTCATCAATATCATTTACATCCTCTGCCTGATGTGGCCTTGGTTGACTCATCAACTCCCCATCATCTTAGAGATAGTGAGGTTCATCTATGGAGAAGAATAAGACTGAGAGAGAGGTGACGAGCGAGATTAAGGCGCGGCGCGGTTGGTGGTTTAGCGTCTTCTTTATGATGCTCGTGGTCTTCCTGATCCTCTTCTTGACCTATGTTGAGATTGTCGAAAAAAACCGTGATGTGCTCGTGGGTATCCTCGGCATGATTACAGGGTCAATCTCCTCGATGATGGCTATAGCCTCAGGGCGCGATCCATCAGAGGTGGAAGAGTTGAAGGATAAACTCTCATCAGCCAACGCCGATAGAGAAGCGCTGATAGCTCGCCTCAGAGATGCACAGATTCAGATGCAACTATTAAGAGAGCAGATCCATGAGTTACAGGTAGCAGTGATCGATAAGCTCTCTATCTTCGCCGGTGATCATCCCATCAAAACCAAAGATGAGAACTCGGTCATTCTTCATCCATCAGTTGAAGAGTGGCTCCCTCACAGTGGGCTAGACAAACAAAAGTAAAAGGATTATTATCTAGTCGAGTATTGATGCGCTCCATTTGGAGAAAGTGAGAAGACCACCCCAAGAGGAGCATCTATGCACGATCACACTGAAGAGCGTGAGACTCGACATTTTAGAGCGCTCTCACCTCGGTTTAGGACGCGAGGAATCACTGGAACTCAGATCAGTGGTGGGGTGATCACGGGCAAAGAGCAGAACGCTCAACTCACCGGCCTCAACTGGGTGCAAGAGGCTGAGGAGATGTTAAGGACTGACCCCATCGTTAGACGTTCTTGGCATATGCTCAGGCAAACTCTTCTCTCTGCCGCTTGGAGATTTGAGCCAGGGATTAAAGATGATCCTATTGCTGAGGAGCTCGCGCGGTTCGCTAATGAGGCTTGGGGATTTGATGGATACTCAGGTCAGATGTCGATCAGTTGGGAAGATCAACTAGCCTATTTGTTTGAGTTCGTCCCTCTCGGCTATCGATATGCTGAGGAGATTTACAAGGTAGGCCCTGACTCAAAAGGTGAGGTCAAGGTCTGGCTATCTCATTACGCCGACCGCGAGCCGAGCGCTCATCAGAAGTGGTTGAGTCGAGACGCTCAGCAACTCGATGGAGTGATTCAGAACACAGTAGGCATCACCTACACTCCTGAGCCCATCCCTGCCAACAAGCTACTCTTGCTCACCCTCAATAAGACCGGTTCAAACTTCGAGGGCGTTGGGATGCTTCGCCCTGTTTGGTGGTGGTGGCGCACTAAGCAACGAGTAGCTAACCTCATGTGTGTTGGCCTCGATAGATGGGCCGTCCCATCTCCAAAGGTTGTGGTCGACCGCTCTCAGGCTGAAGCGCTCGGTTTATCTGATGGTGATATCGACGCTATGATTGATGATGCAGAAGCTCAAGCAAGAGCTTTCATCTCAGCTGAGCAGAGCTATCTAGTAGAGAACGCCGCTGTTAAGTTCGATACCTACGCAGCCACTCCTAATCTCTACGCTGACGGCCCCATCAATATCATAACCAAATGTGATTCTCAGATAGCGGCCGCCTTCCTCACTCAGTTTGCCGACCTCGGGAACACCGAGACAGGAGCGCGCTCAGTTGGTGAGATTCATCTCTCTGTCTTCAGACGAGCTGCCATCAACCTTTGTGATCTAGTCGCTTCAGCTGTAAGCGGTATAGATCGAAGAGGCGCTGGAACTATAGGACGCCTCATCCGGTGGAACTATGGCGCTGTTGATCCTTCTAAGCTTCCAAAGCTCACCCACACCGGCCTTGATACTGATGACTTGGCTGAGTCACTCGGCATGTTGCCAGGTCTAGTTCAAGCAGGGCTACTCACTCCTGATGATGAGCTCGAGCGAGCAATCAGAGAGAGACTCGGCGCGGGTGTATTACCTGATGAAGCTGAGCGCTCACCAATCTCAAGAGTCTCTGCTGTGGGTGGTGGCGGCTCAGTCTCAGCGCTTGCTGAGCAGCTCATCAGGAGGCGTAGAGATGGTTAAGCGGATTAAAATCAAATACAGCATCCCTGATAAATACTCTCACATAGACTTCACCCCACCACGAGGCGCACAGAAGGCGGCTAAGCGAGCGCTAGAGGTAAGATCTTCTAAGCCCTCCTCTCAGCGTGGGATGACTCCCGTCGGCATCGCGCGCGCTCGGGACCTCAGCGCGGGCAAGCAGCTATCTCCTGAGACAGTCAAGAGGATGCTCGCTTACTTCACCCGCCATGAGGTCGATAAGCAAGGTTCCACGTGGAACACTCAGGGCAAGGGCTGGCAGGCGTGGCAGGGTTGGGGAGGTGATGCCGGTTTTGCTTGGGCTAGAAAGGTAGTTGCGCAGATGGACTCAGCAGACAAGAAGACGCAAGCGCTCAGAGCTTATGGTGAGGCCATTCAGCTCTCAGAAGCACCCTCTTATAATGTACCCGATGGGCTCACCATCGGTCGACCCTTCAAGACTCTCTCACTAGGTCAGGTGAGCTCACGCATGAGCGGTGAAGCCATCGGCAAAGAGATTGACCTAGAGATGCTCGGCGAGATGCTGAGAGTCTATCAAGAGCGCAAAGATGCAGATCCAGTCATCATCGACTGGCAACATGCCACCTCACCCTTTAACGGTGGCCCTCCTGCTCCACCGGAGAGCGGGAACGCGCTTGGCTTAATCGTTGATTTAGAACTCAGAGACGATGGCCTTTATGCTGTCCCTGCCTACAACGAGCGCGGCTTGAACGTGGTCAAAGAGGCGGGAGGCGTCTTGTGGTCTTCGCCTGAGTTCATCACCGGCGATGTATTTGACCGTAATGGAGGGGAGAAAGTCGGCTCGGCTCAACTCCTCGCTATCACCCTCACCCCTCGGCCTGCACAGTCTCACGACAAGATAAGCCGAGTAACCCTATCAGAAAGGCTAAACATGGATATTGAGTCTATGTCACCTGATGAGCTCAAGGCTGCTCTTGTCGCGAAAGACGAGATGGTCAAGGAGCTCGAAGAGATGATCAAAGAAATGAAGGCTGACGCTGAAGCCAACATGAAGACCGAATCAGAAGAAGAGGTTGAATTGGCAGAAGAGAAGCCTAAAGAGGATGAGGCCGAGAAGATGGCCGAGTCTGAAGAGAAGAAGGAGTACAACAAGATGAGTGAGTCACTCACCGCTGATGTAAGCCTCCTCTCAGAGCTTCAGCTTCTCCGAGAGAGCGTAGCAGAGCTCACCGCTGAGCGTGACGCTATCAAACGTGATCAGGCTGTTAGCGCTCTACTCTCAGAGGGCAAGATCTCACCTGCTGAGCAAGCAGTAGCTGGCAAGGCGTGGGATCTCAAAGACTCATCACCTGAGTTTTGGCAGATGTTCAACGAGCGCTCAGCCTCTTCCGCTGTCCCTCTCACTGAGGTGGGGCATGGTGCAAGCGGCGCTGAGATCTCACAGCAGACTCTTAATGAGGCTGTTCTTAAGCTCAAGCAAGAGAAGGGCGTCACATATAGCGAAGCGCTTGACCTCTTCCGCGCTGAGAATCCCGACTACTATAATAAGGCCTTTGGAGTTTAATCATGGCTACTACTGACAACATCGTATCATTCGTGGCTAACTCAGCGATCACTGAGTTTGCTCTTGTCTCTGTTTTGTCAACTGGAAAGATCCAAGTCACAGCCTCAGAAGATGAGACTAACTGTGTTGGGATCGCTCAGCGTGCATGCTCAGCAGGTGACTCTGTTGAGGTCGTTGTACTCGGCAAGTCTCGCGCTATTGCAGGCGGCGCTATTGCACCAGCTACCATGAATCTTCTCATGTCCGACGCCTCAGGGCATCTCGTCGCATTTGATGAGGGTGCAGGCAACTATGCTGTAGCTCGCATGATCCCCAACATTAACCAAACAGGCGCTTCAGCAGGTGATCAAATCACTGTTGTCTTTACCGGCCCTGTTGCTCTAACTGCATCTTAAGGAGCTGACTAATGGCTAGTTCATACAGTAATCTGCATCCAGTCGACCAAATCCTATCCAACCTCGTCGTTGAGGCTGTCCCAAGTGATGACCAGCTCATCGCTGATAAAGTCTTTGAGAGCATCAAGGTTCCTGAGCGATCAGGCACCATCTTGCTTGAGGAGACTCGAAACTTCATGGGCGCTGGCGCGGGTCTTGACCTCGAGCGCGCACCAGGGAGCTCACGCGCCAACATCGGTGGATTCGACCGCTCAAGCACCACCTTCAAGGCGAAGATCTACGCGGCTCAGGACTCCATCGCAATGGAGGATATCTTCGACTCTCAGTATCCAGGGAGCGAAGAGGCACGCATTGCAAAGAAGGTCGCTCGAGTGATGAAGCTCGCTAAAGAGAAGCGCGCGGCTGATCTCCTGTTTGGCACTGCTAACTTCAACAACGATACGGCGGCTAATGAGTTCGGTGGTGAGTTCGATGATGTCGGCTCAACTCCTCTCAGCGATCTCTATGATCTGCGCAACACTGTCTTTGAGGCGGCTCATGGCATCAACCCTGATACTCTAGTTCTTGGCCACAAGGTGTTCCGCACCCTTGCCAAGAACCCTGAGGTTCGTGGTTATCTTGAGGTCGGTGGAGCTTCTACCGTTGGTGTAGCTGCAGGCTCACGAATCCTCAACAATGAGTCAGTGCTTCAGATCCTCCGTGACGTTCTCGGCATCCCTAACATTTATGTTGGTGCGGCTCGTCGTGACACTGCTGTCCCTGGCGCTACTAGCTCAGAGTCTTACATCTGGACTGAGGATGCTCTCTTCATGGGTATCCTCCGTGGCAGTGATGCAATCGTTCAGAAGAGTGGTAACGTCAAGGGGATGCCAACGGCAGCTCTTAACCTCGAGTTTGGTGGAATGATCGCGGGTCAATATGACTCACTCGATAAGACCCGCCGTTATGTCTACGCTGAAGAGGTCCACGAGTTCAAGGCGATTGACGGAACTCTCGGACGCATCATCACCAGCGTTGTAAACTGAGTGTGAGTTGATGCTTGAGGCTAGCCACATACATCTCTCAGAGGATGCGGACCAGCTCGCCATTGATGATCTGTCTCGACAGGTCAAGGGCGAGC